GTCAATTGGAAGATGTCTCCCTTGATGTCGTTAGCCAACACGACTGCAAGACGCTGGCTGTAGCGGCATGCTTTAGATTCGCCTTGGCCTGAGCCTTTAGCATTTTGCTGGCAGTCCACGCAACGTTTGGCTTGTGGGTTGTGCGACTTGGCATCGGGCACGTCACCTTCAGCAGACCAGCAATCAGGAGCGGATATCTCACCTTCCTTGTATGCACCTGCGTAGAACGTACGTGATGTCTTGGGTGCGGCGTTAACCACGATGACGTTCATTGAACGCTCTTCATTTTTGGCAATCTCTTTACCGTTAATCATCATGCGCCACACGCCACCTTTGATTGAGATGCGCTTGACGCCACCACCGCCACCGCCCATAAGCGATTTGGTAATGTCATCGAGTTCAATCTCTTTGAGGTAAGCGGGTAGACCTGAGTCCAGCATAGCGAGGTCGTTGCTCATAGAATTCTCCTTAACGTTTTGTGATAACTACAGTTTGGTTTACGTCCGCATTCAGACCCGGCGGAAGTAGGTCGGGGTACTCCTCAAGAAACTGAGACATGTTCGCAGAGTTGATGCGTTGAAACATCAGCGAAAAAGCATCATGATCCTTGATGAATTTGTAGAACGAGTCCCAATCACTAGTCCAGTAGTTCTTGGTTACCCGCTTAGACACGGTACCGAATTCGGTACGTATTGTTTGTGCGCCCTGCTCTTTGCAAATCTCCAGTAGCTCAAGACCAATGATGTCTTGTTGCTCTTTCAATTCAGCAGCTTGCTTTTCTATCTCACGTCGCTTGTCACGTATCTTCACGTAGACCCTAGCCAATTGATCGGCTTTTAGTTCTGTCATTTGCACTCTCCTTTAAAGAAATTTATATAATTTATTTGTAGCCTTCATGCAAGGCTTTGGTCGTTCGTGTCTGTTATGTTGATTTTCACTTTCAGAAACCGAACGTAAATTTTTTATTTTGTTGTTACTTCGATTGCCATCAATGTGATCCAGCACAAAAGGCATTGGCCCTCTTGGGTGGTGCATACGCCATATCAACCTATGTGCCATATACAACTTACCAAATAAGCAAATCTTCCAGTAACCGTCTTGGGCAAGATGTCCAGCGCAGTCACCTTTTTTTACTTTTCCGTATTTGGCATCATGTTTCCAATACAAATATCCGTCTTTGTATTGCAACCGATCACGCAGTTCTTTTGGGGTTGGTAGTTTGATTCTTGTTCGCATGCCTCCAATATAAGTTAACAAAGTCACTTTGTCAAGTGGTTTCTTCAACAATATTTTTGTAGAGGTCGATGAGCCTAGTATGGATGTCCACCTTGTCGGACAGCATCGCGTAAATTCTTTTCTCTACGGGACTGCCTTGGATGTGAACAACCGTACAAGGGTTGCGTTGGCCTGCACGATGCACACGTGCGTTGGCTTGAAGGTATGTTTCTGTTGAAGTGATTGGCCCCCACCACACGACCACGTTAGCTGCATGTAACGTCACGCCATGAGCCGCCGCTTGTGGTTGGATCACCAACACTTGTGGATTTGTTTCTGTTTGGAACTTAGCAAATATTTCCGTGCGCTTGTTGACAGGCACACTGCCATTGATTACTTCGCATGGAACGTTGTTCACTTTTAGTTCTTCGGCAATGATCTCAATCGCATGTCGGAACGGCACAAACACAATCACCTTGTGGCTTGCCTCTTCGATCACCTCTAGCAGTGCAGTCATGCGGGACTTGGCATCAAACGAAATTGTTTCACCAGTATCCGAGTAGACCGCGCCACAAGAAAGCTGAAGCAACTTGTTTAGGTTAGCGGCGGCGTTCACTGTAGTGATCTCTTCACCAGCCGCCACAGCCATCATGTTCTTCTTCAACGTGTCGTAAAACTTCTGCTGTTGTGCAGACAACGGCACTTCTCTTGTGGTGTACGTCATGTCGGGCAAGTCAAGACACTCTTCCTTCGTAAAACGTATAGCGGGTTGCAACGCTTCGTGCACCGTGACCTCCGATGATTTTTTTGGCACCCACTTGAACTGCGTGATCTTGTGCATGACTTGATCTCGGAACGCACCATAGAATTTAGGCACACCGCTAGGGTTGATGATCTTGGCTAGGCCATACGCATCAGTCGGGGACTGCGATGCAGGAGTACCAGTCATCATCCACACCCACATGTCAGGAGCAATGGCGGAGCTAAGAGTCTTCCAACGTTTTGTAGAAACTGTTTTGTATGCGTTAGCTTCATCAACAACAATCAAGTCGAACCCACCCTTTTTGATAGCGTCCTTGATGATCTCTAACCCATCGAAGTTACAGATCACGTACTCAGCATCTGAGTTGACTGCGGCTATGCGCTTCTCTTTAGAATAGCTGTGCGCTATTGCACATGTGCGATGCATAGCAAATTTAAACAGGTCAGCTTCCCAAGCGGACGACATGATTGACAGAGGGCATAGCACCAAGACACGCTTGATTGCACCAATGTTCATCAAATAGTCGGTTGCCCAAATGACGCTTGATGTTTTGCCAGTGCCCTGCTCATTGAAACAGAAGGCACGGCGATGCATGGTGAGAAACGATGCAGTTGTGCGCTGATGTGCAAACGGTCTATGGAGTCCGGGCCAATCGTAGTGCGCGTCAATGGGCGAAGGGATGTTTTTTAGCTTGAGGTTCCTAAGCACCTGAGCTTCTTCCAGCCCCCACTTGACCAACACTTCATGCTCACCTACTTGCTTGGCTTTTGGGATCACCGTAATGATACGGTTAGGCTCTCGCACCTTGACGAGCAACGCCTTGTTATCAATTATTTGCATTTTGTTTGAAGTATTTTGCTATCGAACGTTGGACTGCGGCTGCTGGAGTTTTTGCAGGGGTGCCACCCATCACAACCTCATGCCGTCTATCGACTACATCAGCGGCATGTAGGTGTTCTTCCGTGTCATGCTTGGCTCTATGCACCGTGCACATAAGCAAATACCTGTCCTGTATCTTTAACAGGGCTTCAAATTCATTTTTTTTCATTGCACTCTCCAAATGACTAGCATCCCGAATGTGAAGTTTTCACAATCAGGGGAAGGGCTACTTACGGTAGCCAATCGGTCTGTTCCCATCTAGAGAAATAATCAGAGACGTACAGACTGATGCGGTTATTCAGGTAGTCAAAAACCTTGCCTACAACACTCGCACCTTACTTGTAGGCATTAGCAACTGCGATCATATTTTACGACCGTTTACGTTCTTTCGCACTGATTTCTGATACGAGGTTTCCCTTACTATCGCGTTTGAAAGACCGATTGGAAGATTTAGATTGCACCTTTAAGCCGTCCTTGATCGTGCCGCCTTTGTCTGCGGCTTTCACATGGGCAACGTCCTTACCATCACCCTTCTTGACCTTGCCTTCCTTTAACAACTTATACCGTGCGCGGTTACGCTCCATACGGTTCTTAACTTGTTCGGGTGTGTCTTCGTATTGGGCAGCTTGCCCGTACTTGCGATTAGCTTTGTTTTTGTAGGCCATGATTATTCCTTTACGGCATTGCGCAGGGTCTGACTAACTTTGTTGTCGTGCAAACCATCTTTTATTAAATGACCACCAAAATATACCGCACAATGGGTGTGCCATACAAGTTCTACATAGTAGGAATCGTACTTCTGTCTCCAACTAGACAGGTTTGTTTGTGCCGCTAATCTAGCAATGGGTTCTAGTTGCGCTTCAAATTCCGTAATGGGTATGTGCACAGCGTCCCAAACAACTGCTGGCTCGTCAGGTTTTATGAGCTTTCTGCAATGTGCGCACATGTATGAAACGCCATGCTGACGCCTAGCCCCTTCACCTTCTTTAACTGGTTTTTCGTAACTCATCTGTATCCTCCTTTGCCATTGTGTAAACAGTCCTTGACAGGACACCAGCTTTTGCAACTGAAGTTAGGGCGTGGGTTCCACACATCCAACTCAAGCGACTTCTCCAACCGTTGCGTGTCATCCATCCACGGCCTCCACAGCACGTTCTCCTCACGTTGATGGAAGTCTGCCTTCACAAAATCGTTAGCAATCACAAACAGCAAGCCGGACTTAACTTTCTTGATATCGGGGAAATGTTTGAAGATAGCAAGAGCCATCAACTCCAACTGCTTTGTGTCTGCGTACTTGGATGACTTGCCTGTCTTGTAGTCCACCACCCAAGCACGATCAGCTTGCTTGACAACCAAGTCTGCAATGCCACGCCACCAAACATCTGCATCAAAGAATCCGCATGGCATCAAGTTCTTCGTGAGTCCCATCTTGAACTCGCACATCTTTTCTCCGTCCTTAGCCTTGAGGGTGTCAAGGGGCTTTTGCATAAAGCTAAACTTTGCGGGGATCGGTGTGTCTTCTTTGATGTAGTCCTCTGCCGCTTTGTGCACCTCAGTGCCGTAGCGCATCGCATCTGACTCAGGCTCAACAATATCTTTCTTCACACGTATGCGGTAATACTTCTGTGGGCACTGCTTGAACAAGCCGATAGATGAGTACGACCACGTGTATTTAGTTGGCTGATTTACGTTCATATTTTCTTTTTGGTTTGATTGCGGCAATGCCTTGATCGATTTCATTTTTATTCATGCGCTCTTCCCGAACAATCATCAACTGTTCAGCTAAGTCATAGGCATCTTCCGCAAGCCAGTTAAGGTCAGCGTCTCTCCTAGTCAATAGCCCCATCATTGCAAACATCGCCGCAAGATCAGTTAGGTTTTGTTCATGTTCAGTCATTCGTCCTTCTCCTCAAGTTTGTTTTTAGTTTGTTCTACAACTTTTTCTTCTGTTGTGAACTTGTGCCCATTAGCGCATTCACGTCTGCGTCTGTAAGTTGTTTTTGCTTTGTCACTTCGCGTTTCTTTTACGCTTGACCATACACCACACTCAGGGCAATTCATGTGTTCTTCTCCTTCCTGTATTTCAAAACTTCTTCAAGCAACTGCTCCATCTCTTTAGCTGCTTGTAAATGAAACGGACTGATTGGTTTGTTGCTTGCCATTGAACGCATCATGCCAATGGTTGTTCGTGCAGTTGTCTCGCTAAGAGGCTTCATGTGTTCAACTCCCTCAACCTAGCTTGCACCGCCTTTGCAAACACTACTTGTCCCCAAGGCATAGGCGCACCTCGGTGTTCCGCTACCACCTCGTAGTAGATCGCTTCTAGTTGTGAATCACTCAGGTTTACCCACGGCTTCTTGTAGTCTTGGATGTCATCGTCTTCTTCTAACATCTTTGCTAATACTTTTCTTGCTGTTGGCGTGTCCGGCATCTTTGCTTCGTCCAACATTTCTTTTGTGATTTTCATATCAGTAAACTCCAAACCCAAGCGCCTGTTACAAACATTGCCGCCGCAAACAGCGCAATGGCAAATAAGAAAAAACCAACCGCAATACTGACAATCACTTGCCATACCTCCGACACCGGCTCGATGTCATCAAGATTCACCGTGCGAATTGCTTCTTCGTCTTTCATGTGTTCTTCTCCTTTAGTTTGGTGTTGATGCTCTCGTAGG